AAAATGAAAGAACTATTTAATAAACTAATCAATGACTTAAAGCAAATTGATAAAGAAAACTTAACCGAGCAAGAAAGAGAAGCAAAGAAGCTTCTAGCCCGTAAGGAATACATCAAGGAACTTTATAATGGTAAAAGATAATACTCGTAGCTTGGAATGCTGGATAAGAAAGCCAGACTATCCAAGATTACCGTATTCTTTGAAACTACACTTATCAGAAGAACAATTTAATTATATAGAAAACAATGACTTAAAGATTGTTATTGACATTTCTAATAATAGGTTGTATATGTGTAAGTATGAAGACAGAACAGAAAGTATATCTGTCTCGGAAGTGCTACAGAATAAAGATTTTGTATTATGTATTACAACTCTAATAAACAAATGGAAGGAACTAAACAATGGGTAGACCAAAAAAGATCGTAAAAGAAGATAACGGATTGGAAGAAGTTTATGAGAATCTAAAGCAACGTGTATACGAAGCTGAAAAGTTAATTGAACATCAGAACAAGATTATTCATAAGTTATCTGTTAGTGAACACCAACTATTCATTATTAAAACAGTATTCTTACGTTTTATTTTACCAGTAAGTGCTGGCATTTTCTTTAGTTTTCTATTCTAAGAAAGGATTATATTATGGTTGTTAAAAGTGATTATCAAGATAGGTATACAGCTTTAAAGAAAAAGTATGATATACTTGAGGAAAGTCTAACAACTGCACATAAAGCTGAGATGAAAGATATTATCTTAAAAAAAGATAGTTCTATACATTATTACTCTCAAAAATATAATGAAGCAAACAATAACTGTACTATTGTTAAAAATAAATTGTTTGAATTACTGAACATTATTAAGTTTTGTGATTTAATTGATGAACCTGCAAAGGAAAAACTATTTGATAGTAATATGCCAGACTACTATCCAAGCGATGCTATATTACGTAAGAAATCTGCTGGTGAAGCTGCTACAGTTATAGATGCAATTAATCGTTATAAGGAAAAGCTAGATAAAAAGTTTGAATATGAAAAGGGCACATTAGAGTATACTTACAAGAATGAAATAAAGAGATTGAATAACTTTATAGACAATCAAATTGATACTTCATCAAAATTATATAACAAACTATCAAAAAAGTTTAATAACTTTAAGCTTGGTGCATATATTGCTGGTGGGGTTATGTGTGTTATTATTTTATTATTAGTATGGGGAATAGTATGGTAAAAGATAATTATGACATTAAAAAAGGTGCAGTGAAAGACGATAAGGATAAAGTTCGTATGGACTTGCTTCCGATGGACGTTATTACTTCATTATCAAGGACTTACACTGAAGGTGCTGCGAAGTATGAAGACCGAAACTGGGAAAATGGTTGGAGATATGGTAGAGCTTATGCGGCTTTATTGAGACATCTTACTTTATGGTGGTGTGGTGAGGATAACGATCCTATACATCCACACGGGCACCATTTAGATGCTGTTATATTCAATGCTATAGCTTTGCGTGCATTTACTCTAAGAGGTGTTGGTGAAGATGATAGACCAAAATCACCTGGTCTAAAAGTTCCAGAAATGTACACGGATCCAAAACTAAATCCATTATATAAGGAAAAAGAAAACTGTGGGAAACCATTACCACCAAGTGTCTACTATGTTGATGATATTAAACTTGGAACTATTATACGTGATAGAAAAACTGGGCAGCTTGGTATTATAACTAACAAATACCCTGCTTCTTCAACAGTGTTTATGATTTATAGAGATCTTAAGAATAATATAAGCACAATAGCTATTGCTTATAAAGATATAGAGATTCTGAAGTATTCAGAATTACCAAATCGTGATGATTTTACAATAGGCAGAACCGTTATTTGTTATAAAAATGAAGGGCAATTTGTATTTACTGGTGAAATTGTTGCATTTTCTGATATTAATAAGAACCACAGATCTTACTATATTAGAGAAGACAAAAAGTATGGTGGAACAGAGCATACTGTTATCTATAGTAACAATAATAAAGCTTTCATTGATTACACGATTCTACCAACTGGGGAGTAAAGACTATGGACGAATTGAATTATCATTATATAATCAATAACTTAAATGAAAAGATAAAGAAACTTGAAGCAGAACTAGCAAAGTATAAAGAGAAAGAATACTATACAACAACATCAAAACCACTAGATAGTCCAATTATGCTATCTTCTGCTGAATACTTAGATCTTTACACCGATAAAATGAAAGGCACTAAAGATGAACTATAAGCAATTTGAAAGTATCATTACCGAAATACAGAAACTGCATACCAAGCAACGTAATATTCAGAAAGTTATGTCTGAGGATATGTGTGATGGACATTTTGTAGTGGAACTTGGATCCGATTTAGCGTGTACTATTATAGATTATATGTCAGAGCATTTCGCTTGTGGTGATTTGATTTACTGGTGGTTATATGAGGAGCCCGATTATATAATAGAAGAAAATAATAAAAAATATGTTGTAAAGTCAATAAAACAATTATATAAGTTTTTAGAAGGTAACAGAAAATAAAGAAAGGATTATAATATGAGACAATTAGTTTCTTTGCGTAAAATTGATGCTCTGGAACCAATTCCAGGAGCAGACAGAATTGTAAAAGCCAAGGTCGAACAATGGTATTGCGTAGTTAATAAAGATGATTTCAAAGTTGGGGATGATTGTCTATACTTTGAGATAGATTCTTTTCTACCAGAGACAGAACCAAGATTTGCTTTTATTATGAAAGCTGGTATTAAACTCAACAATGGTATTCGTGGTCATAGACTTAAAACAATTAAACTAAAAGGACAGATCTCACAAGGATTAGCTTTACCAGTAAATCAGTTTCCAGAATTAGATTATACTAAGGATCTGGCCGAGCAACTTGGTGTTAGTTTATATGAGCCATACATTAAAATCAGTGGTCAAGAAAATGCAAAGAGCTTATTCCCTAGCTTTCTTAGACGCTCAGATTGTGAAAGATTGCAGAATTTATATAGTAAAATCAATAAGTTAGATGCTTATGAAATTACACGTAAGATGGACGGTTCTTCTGCTACATATTATTTGAAAGATGGTGAGTTTGGTTTATGCTCAAGGAACATAGAACTAAAGTACAATCCAGAAGATTCCGGCAAGTATGGCTACCCAGTAAAGAAGTATGGTATTATAGAGCGTCTTCGTGCTTATGGAAAGAACATAGCTTTACAAGGTGAACTATGTGGTCCTGGTATTCAAAGCAATCCAGAAGGACTTTATGAATTAGCTTTCTATGTATATAATATCTTTGATATTGATAGATTTGAATACTTAAATCCATTAGAAAGAGGTGTTGTAATGCAATATCTAAACAATGTACAAGTAGATAATACTCTTAGATTAGAACACGTTCCAATTATTGGTTATATTAATGCAGATAAGTTTGAAGTTGACAATAACTTAAGACTTGATAATATGCTAACCAGTTTTGAAGAAACTATGAAGTTTGCCGAGGGGGAATTCAAAAGACCTGATAACGGCAAAATGGTTTTACAAGAAGGAGTTGTCTTTAAGTCAATGACTGGGGCAGAATCCTTCAAGGTAATTAGTAATAAGTATTTACTGGGGGAAAAAGATGAGTAGATATATTCTAGAAAAGACGGTAGATCTAACCAATGATATCTCAATCTATAACTTTATTGTAGATCTGCATACAGAAGATAAGATTGTCAAAAGAGTTGACGAAGGTAGTCTTATTCATTTTCAACTGGAAGTAGAACAAGATGCTGAGAAAGATTAGAGAATACTTTAGACAGAGAAAGATACACAAATTGGATGCTTTCTTTTCTGGACTGATAGAAACTTGTAAGAGTGCTATTAAGGATGGAAAGGACTGGAGGGATGCTGGTGTTGATTACATTGATAAACAACTAAACTGTAAAGACGAACCCAAGAAAAGAAGTATTCTATTGCATAAACTAAGTCTTGAGTGTTGGGAAACAAATAATTATTTTGGTGATGAAATTCTTGAATGGAATCATTATACTGCCAATGGATCTTTTTTATATCTATTTGAGAAGGTAGTAGAACCAGAATTATTAAATACTAGAAAGGTAAAAAAGTGCAAAAAGAACTAAATGACTATATTATAGTTGATAATACATTAGAAGAAAGATATCGTGAACTTAATAGAAAATCAACAGAGAATAACTGCAATCTTATTAATGCTTTTATAAAGATTATTAAGGAAAAGCTTGGTGAAGATATAACTATTGAATATAGCGATATAGACCCTGATGGTCCTTATCGCAGTATTACGATTGATATTGTATCTAATCCAGTTATAAATGTAGAAATTAAGTTTGTTACCTATGACACAACTTCTATTCAATATATTGTTAACGAGTGTGAGTTTGATACATTAGAAGAAGCTATTGCAAAAATGAAAGGATTATTAACCAATGGAAGATAAGAAAGTCATAAATGCTTATGAGTTAATCAATAAATCTAAGATTACTGCCACTTCTATGCAAGTAGGCATAATTCTACAAGAGATTCTAATAGCACTTAAAACCTATAATAAAGTTGTCGTTGAAGTGTCTGATATTAATCTTTGGTTATTAAAAGAAGACTTGCCGTCTCTACCTTGGTATCACCAGTATAAAGATCTAAAAGAAAGATTGATTATTCAATGTGAAACTAGACCAAAACTGGTAGATGAATTATGGGATTGCATTGCCAAAGGAACTAACTATGGGGAGGACATTAGTAGACATATAGTATTCAAACCGTCTAGAAATGTTTATGTACCAAATGTTAGTTGCTTTGAAAAAGACAATGTCAATCTATTCTCAAGATTAGATAAGTATTTCATTAAAGATTGTATGGTTGGTTATTGCACTGATTTAGTAACACATAAAGAAAAATATACGGTAAAATATACCTTATTATCGTATTATGACGAAGAAGTAATAATGACTGAAGATGAACTATTAGCAAGGGGTGCCTCCCAGGACGAATCTTATGCTTTAGAAAATATGAGAAAAAAGTTATTGACTATAGCAGCCAGTGAGTGTAAAAGACTAAAACCTGCTATCCAAAGTGTGGAAGACTGGATTAAAATGCATAACAAAGCAATGGAAGCAGAACGTTGGAATAAACTAAAGGAAAAAGAAAATGTATAACATCAACCAGATTAAAATGTACTGTATAGCTTATCTTTATAACGTAAAACACAAAGGTAAGATTATTATAAAGATAGATTTTACAAAGACCAGATATACTTGTGTCTTTGTGGATAGAACACGTGAAAACGATTCTATAGACAATCTATTCAGAGAAGCAACTCTTGCAATGAAAAAACTAGAGGAAGAACATCTACCAAAGGAAATTGAACAATAAATCAATTACTTAAAATAATTGTTGACAATATCAGTCTAATGTGTTATAAGAAAGATATATAAGATGACTCAACTAGAACTAAATGAAATACAAATTGCTTTTAAGTGTATAAAACGGGTCTTTTTAGATGTTAATGCTGGTGAAGATACAGAAACTGCTCTAGAAAGACTTTCTAATTGTATAATAAAAGCGTTAAACTGGGTAATAGGTGAATAAAATGGAAAATCAAGAAAAACTAGATAACTATATTGAATTGTACAATAATATATTAAAATTGGATACCGATAAACGGCGCATTGGATCTGAACTAATAGATGATTTCGTTGTAAAGTTAAAGAGAGATGTTGCCTGGTTAGCAGAGCAAAATGAACGACTTAGAGGAATAGATATAAGTTATAAAAAAATACTATTTATTATTCTACAATTCAATATAGATGATAAAAAATATAGAATAGAAAAAATGATTGACCTTGACAATCACTATAAAGAAACTTATGGTTGGGTAACTTTTATTACTACTGGTCGTGATTATACGGGTGAACCTTATAATGATGTAATTAAATGTCAATCTAATTTGACTTATGAACAGTTAATTGCAGTATTACAGGACCAAAGAAAGCTATGTGAAAGCAAGGAGCAAGAGTAATGGAACAACACCGTGAGAAATTAGATAAGTATTTGCTTTTGGTTAAAAATATAAAAGTATTATATGATGAAAAGACCCGTATGGAATACGATATTGTTGAAGATGCAATACGGAGACTAACCGTAGGAATACCCCAACTAAAAGATTCTAAATGTGTAGAATTCACTCGTAGGTATTGTCAGTATATTAGCAACGCAGAGATAAGATTACTGTTTAAGCTTGGTACAGATACTTATAGAATAGATGAGAATATAAAATTAAATAATATCACGTATGACTTGGTAATTTATAATAAATCTGATATTATAGTTAGTTATAATAAAAACATATCTTATGAAGAGTTAATAGATATGATTAAAGTATTTCAAGAAGATAAAAGAAAGAGACGTAAAAATGTTTAATTTATTCAAAAGAGATTATAATAAGAAACGGTTTAGTGATGCCAAACGTTATGTATATTATGATGGTAAAGACCATATATATCGTATATCACGCTATACTATTCCAGATATCCGACGTTTACTGATTTCTAATCTATTTGAAAGGATAATCAATGCGTTAAATGACCGTGGTAATACTTACGATATAGATTGGGACATTGCTGATACTGAAATTACTTCTAATAACCCCCTTGGTCTTGGTTCTGTCCATTATGATTGTAATGTTAGAACAACAATAGGTTTAGTAATGGGATCTATAATAATTACGGTTACTGAAAATTGCTTTATAGAAAAAGGCATTATTAATTACTATGATGATGAGAAAGGTATTCTTACCTTTGACCAACTAATAGATAAACTGATGTCTGATTGCCAGTATGGTGCAGAACTAAAACAGGCAATGACTGGGGGGAATAATGGAAATTGAGTTATTCAGAAAATATAGAGATAATCTTCAAGAATACAACAACTTACAAATACAAATTAATAAGTGTCATAAGAAAAGCACTGAACTTGAAGAAGAGATTGTGCTAGCATTATTCAATAAACTAAATAAAGACTTAGGTGGAGAATTAGAATTTGATAATATGTCTTATTATTTACAATTAGAAAATAGGGATTATGAAACTAAGATATTCCTTGGTAAAGTTGGTGTAGTAGAAATAATTGATAGTTTTGACGGTGCGTTATTCTATAGTGTCACTAAAGGTAATTATGGTACTGTGCTAGGTTCTGGACTAACTTATGAACAAATGATTGAATTCGTGAAAAAACAGTTGGAAAAATAATGAACATTGAACTATTAAAAAAGTATGAAGCTGAGCAAAAAAGATATAGATTACTTTGCAACGAATGCGATAATTGTTATCTTAAAATAGACTTTATTGAAGGAGATCTAGCTAGAGACCTAATGAATAAACTTAACAATAGCTTGGGAAAAGAAATAAAGTTTGACGTTAATTCTTATTTCGCATACAGAGATGATGGTTCTTATTTGACAAAAGTTCTATTATTCAAAGTTGGTGTTATGGAAGTCTTTAGTTCTACCGAAGTATATTACAATGTTATCAAGGGAAGAAGTGTGAACGAAATAGTCAAAGAACATCTAACTTATGAAGAACTAATAGAATTCTTAAAAACAATAGAAAAATGAAAGTTGCTATTCAAATATCCGGTCCTAAGAGAACCATAGAACACTGTATACCAGTATTATTATCTAATCTGGAACCAAATCACGAATACGACTTTTTTCTATGTATAGTTGGTGAAGAGGATCCTAAAGAACAAGATCGTATAATCAATCTATTCAATAAAGTTTACTATACTTTTATACCAGTTAAAGACTTCTCATACCTAGAAAAGCAATATAACTATGGTAGATACGAACCGGGTAATGTCTTTCCACAAGCATATTCCACCTTTGTTTGTCATCAACTAAGAAAAACCATTGAAAAACAAGAACATAAGAAATACGATGTTGTAGTTCGCACTAGAACAGATAACACTTATGGAGCACCTTTACCAATCAATGAAAATGCTGGTCTTTTGCATCGTCCGAATCTAATCATAATACCAGACTTCGGTCATTATAGTGGCTTCAATGACCAGATAGCTATTGGCAATGCTTACGGTATGGACCATTATTGTGAGTGGTATAATTGGTTATGCAGATTGGATATAAATAGATTGCGTCATACTAAGTATAGCAAGATACAGCATCCGGAATCCTTTTGGATAGCACCGGAGTTTCTATTAAGACAATATCTTGACAGTATGCAACAAGTAGTAGTAAAGAAGCCTATACAGTATAGAATACTACGGAGTAAGTTTATAGGTGCTTCTTTTAGTGAAATACCAAAGGACAATTCGGCTTGGAGAGACAATGTACTATGAAAATAATTTATAAACTAGTTCCTCATTATGTTATTAAGATATCAACAAAAAATGAGAGTTGGGACTTAAGATGCTTTAGACATAAGACTGCGATTGACTTTTTCAATACAATGAAAAACTGTGTCTTTACGAATATACCAAAAGATATCAATGCGGTATCTGATACAGAAGCAATGCGTGGTTTATTGGGTCATACCGTAGAATTACAAAGATACATATATGGTAAGATTCTATCTATAGATAAGTTTAATAAAGAGGTGAAGTAATGGTAAGCGTAGCAGTACAGATATCTGGTGCTCCAAGAACAGTTGTAGAATGTGCCAAGGGTATTAAAGAAGCCTGGAATAGTCCAGAATATCAACCACATTATTTTCTAACCTTGTGGAATGACCAGTTGTCTAAAGAAGATGAAGATACTGTTTTATCTTGTTTTGAGAACTGCACATTTTTGTTTATGCACACCAAGGACTTTTCTACTGATGTTGCTAGGTGTAGTCATCTACCAACGGATATGGATAGACCAGAAAATGTCTTCCATCAAGCCTATGGTAGAAAGATCTGCAATAATCTACGTATAAACTATGAGAAAAAGAATAACTTTAAGTTTGATATTGTACACATAGGCAGACCAGATGAGATCTATGATTGTCCGATTAGATTCCAGTTATCCAATATCAAGCCAAGGCATATCTATTTACCCAATCATAGTCAGTGCTCTGGTCTAAACGACCACGGATGTATTGCTGGGGGTTTAGAGGCAACCGCTTATGCAGACCATTATACCTGGTTGGTTAGTAGTTTGCATAATGCTCATCGTGAACGTATGATGACACCATATAAAGGACCATTTTTAAGACGAGATATTCGTTGTAGACCTTGGATTACACCAGAGTTTCTATACGAGTATTATCTACGTTGTAAGACCAACCTTTATGTTATTGAATATCCAATAATTTATAAAACTATTCGTAGTAAGTTCGTAGGGGTTCCTTTTGCTCAGATTCCTCAGATGTCTGCAAATATGCGTGAGCGAGATAAATGGCTGTAGTTATAAATACATATAAGTAATTTATAAGGAATAAAATAATGCAAACATTTTTAGAATATAATAATGAAGAGAAACTCAAAGCTGACTTAAAAGTGCTGTGGAGAGAACTATATAGAATCTGCTCCGAGGCTTGGGTAAAGTTTGATTATGCAGTACAGAATCTGGATCCACGTGACCACGAACATTATTTAAGAAAAGTGCCAGCAACTGCTAATTCTTACTACTGGATAAAGAATGATGTCAATACTATCTCGGACTTTAATAAGAAAGTTGAGTCCAACAATATCGGTAAAGCCAATGAATACTTTTTCAAAGGGGCTTCAGAAGTAAGACACTTTTTCTCACGTATGAAAGATTTTATACTTGTGGTAGAAGCTGATAATCTAAAGAATATCAAACAAGTAGAAGAGTTATCAAGAAAGCAAGAGATTATAACTGGTAAGATCTATACATTATTAAGAAACACCGGTAAGATTGATGAGAGTGTGAAATTCTAACGGAGATATAAAATGATTGTTATAATACCAATGGGTGGCCTGGGTACAAGATTCCGTGATAATGGATACAACTATCCAAAACCTTTAGTAAAAGTCTGTGGTAAAGAGATTATCTATTGGTTAATTGATAATCTTAAAGTTGGTGAAACAGATACTTTAGTTATACCTTATGATATAAAGTTAAACAGTTTCAACTTTAGAGATAGACTTCATCTAAGATATCCAAACATTAAGTTTACTTTTATAGAACTAAAAGAACAGACTCGTGGTGCTGCCGAGACAGTTAATATAGCAATCAATTCGCAACAATTAAAAGACAAAGTTACTAATCTTTACAATGAACCAGTTTTATTGCTGGACGGAGATACTTTTCATAGAGAAGATATTATTGGTAAAGCAAAGGACTTCATTGAGAAAGAAAACACTAATGGTATATTTTATTTTACAGATGTTTCGCCAAATCCAATATATTCGTATATATCTACTAATTCTACGGGTGAAGTTATCAGCATTAAAGAAAAAGAAAAGATAAGTGACTACGCTTGCGTGGGTGCGTATCTATTCAGAAATGCACTTGGCTTAATGTTGAATACAGAAGCTATTCTAAGACATAATGAATACAAGACCAAAGGTGAGTATTATACTTCTGATGTTTACCGTAGAATGCTTGCCGAAACAGATGAAACCATTAAAGCTATTGAAATAACAAACTTTTCTTGTCTTGGAACACCAGACCTAGTAAAGTTGTTTTCCAATAGTATAGAGTTTGAACAAAAGAGATTCTGCTTTGATATAGACAATACCTTACTCACGGTACCAGAAGTAAAAGGTGACTATACAACTTGCAAGCCAATAGAAAAGAACATTAGTATTCTACGTAATCTTTATCTACAAGGACATTATATTATTCTACATACCGCAAGGCGTATGAAAACACATAATGGTGACGTGCAGAAAGTAATTGCCGAAGTTGGAGAACTGACCAAGGACTCACTAAAGAAGTTTGGTATACCTTATCACGAATTACACTTTGGTAAACCTTATGCTCATTATTACATAGATGACTTGGCAATAGATGCTTTCAATGATTTAGAGAAAGAACTTGGTTATTATAATCTAAAGATTGATACAAGATCTTTTAATAATCTTACAATAGAAGACAAAAAGGTAATTAAAACAAGCACTTCCAAGGACTTTGAAGGTGAGTTATACTATTACCAACATATACCAGAACAACTACGTGAATACTTTCCAAACGCAGAAGTAAAAGAAAAGACTCTGATAATGGAAAACGTGCAAGGGTTAACACTTTCTCAGTTATATATCAATGGTTTATTAAAAGAATCTGATATAGCAGAAGTCTTTAAAGCGCTCAGAACGATACACAGTATCCCAAACCAAGATAAGATAAACATCTATTCTAACTATACGGACAAACTAAAGAAAAGATATAATGAATATGAAGGTTATAATAAGTTTGATGGATCCGAAGTAGTCTATAAAGATCTAATAGCAGAACTAAATATATACGAAGATAGGAAACTTGGAAAACAGTGCACAATCCACGGGGATCCGGTACTTACCAATATCATAAAGACACCCGACGGCAAACTAAAGTTTATTGATATGCGTGGTAAAGTCGGAAAAGAGTTGACAATCGGTGGAGATATGTTATATGACTATGCTAAGTTATACCAAAGTTTAATAGGATATGATTTTGTGCTAAACTCAAGAAGTATAAATAGTATGGTAATTAGTAATTTTAGTAAAGCTTTTGAACGTGAGTTTCTAAATGGAAATACACGGGAAGAGTTAGAAAATGTAAAGACCATTACAAAATCATTATTGTTTAGTCTAATACCACTACACGACAATGAGAAGTGCTATGGTTACTACAATTTAATAAAAGGAATATAAGATGTCTTTTAAGGTATGTATAGTAGAAAATGTATTAAAAGAATCTACTGCCCTAGTTAAGTATATAGAAACTAATGATAAAATAAAGACTGTTTCTGAATTAGAAGAAAAATTAAGAGATGTTTCTCCACAGAATGTCAATATAGAATCTGTGATTTCATTATCTTCTCAAGAGTCTATATCTTTTAAGAATTACCTTAATGATGATTTACGTAAATATAATATACCGAAAGGTGGTAGAAAAGGTAAATTGTTATTTACAAAAGTTATGAGTCCGGGTAGAAGAACTATATATGTAGATTGTCAGCACACGAATAGTGCTGTATACTTGGGCATTGATTATGAAATATAAATAATTAAATTAATAAAAGGAATATAATATGGCAAAAAATGATAAGATTAGAACTGGCAAGAAAGTTGACAATAAGATCGTAGAAGATAAGATTGTTAAGTCAGTTCCAGAAGTAAAAGATGCTGTGGTAAATACGGTGGAAGCACCAGTTGCCCCAGTAGCAAGACAAGTACAACAACCAGTTGCACCAGCACCAAAAGAACAAATTGTGCCAACGAGAGTTCTAAACGCAGAACAAGTTGCAGCTGTTATTAGAATGCGTAGATTAGGACGTAGATAAAATGTTTAAGGTAAAAAGTACTCTATTAAAAGAAGATATTAAACCATCTCAAATTCTTGATTCTGCAATAAAATCAGCAACTGAAACAGGTGCTTTTATAAAAGCAATTCTAAAGCCGGTTGATTATAATCATATATCAAGACTTATTGATGATGTAAATGAAGAAGTTAAAGATATACATAAAGCCCTCAATCCAAAATTAGTAACTAATGAACAACGTATGGAATTAGTTAAATTAGATAAAATACTATATAATAGAGCAAGAATACTAGCAGCAATTAGAGATGCTGTTATAGAATATAAAGATTATAGTGACGACAAGTATATTAAATAAGGAATAAAAACAATGAAAACATTTAAAGTATTTTTAAAAGAAGGCAAACTTAACGAAGCTGGTGATATACTTGCTAACTTAAAGGCCTTGGACAAAAACGTTAGAAAGATTATTGAAACTATGAAATATGGTTCTTTATCTGGTTATTCAACACGTTTAGAGAATGGCTGGAACAACATTATGAAAGCATCTAAGTATAACAATAGAGCTATGATTGATTTTAAAGATGTTATTGGCACATTAACTTATTTGGTTTCTAATAATAAAGGACCAGCTAGTGCAGCAAAAACATTAAAAGCAAAATTAATGGCTGCCGAAGGTTTAGGTGAAAGCAAACTTAATGAAGCATCTCTTAAAGATGAAATCAGTGGTTTAATTCTAAAACTAACAGACAGAGATGTTAGTGGTAACTTATACGACATTAGAAAAGATTTAGAAAAAGATCCAAAATCACATAAGTTTACTAAAGACCAAATTAAAACTGTTGAAGGTGCTATTGAAAGATTAGCATCTAATTGGTATTTAATTCGCAGTAAAGGCTTAAGTCGTGGTGTTATGAAAGAAGTTAATGCTGTTGTAGAAGCAATAAACGATTTACGTCATCAACTAACTCCTGATTTACAAGGTGAATTAAGATTAGACCAAAGATTACTAAGTGGTTTAATCAATTCAGTAAATAAAGTGTTAGATGCTGCTCGTAGCGGTAACTATAACATATTAGGATAAAACAATGATAAAAGAATCCCATAGATCTGGTGATAAAGTTGCTTTTGATAATATCAGTGGTGGTATAGCTATTGAGATGGTACCAGCTAATCCAAAAGAAGATTTTGAAGCACACTGTATTCTTAGCTGCTTTGGTAGTATCGGTGGTAATCCTTATAAATTAGTTGCAAAAGGTAAGGATTTATCTGTACTAACAAGACAAATACAAAACGATTTACTTAATGCAGCCAATAAACTAGATGCAGAAGTAAAGTCTATTATGAACAAATATGGATTTAAGTAAAAATGTTTAAAGTGATATTAAAGGAAGTTAGTACAAAACCAAGTCTTGATTATTATCTAAAATCTGAAAAAGAAAATGCGTCAAAATTGGAAACTATAAAGAAAACACTAACAACTGAAAGATCCAAGTTAAACAAAAGTATAAACGATATGACTTCTGATAAGGTTCTTAAAATATTTGACAAGCATATATTTAATACTGGTAATCTTAATTATCACGATATAAGTTCCTGGTATAATAGTATCAAGGTTTCCTTAGAAGAAATTAAAAGAATATGGGAAGATTATAACCGTGATATAATTAAGAACTCAGGAATACTATACAGATTTGAAACACCATTTCGTAGATTACATAACTTACAACCAAGATTAAATAATATAGATGATGTTTTTACGGAGTCTGGTATAAATAGTAATAATCTAGACAAATTAGAAAAAGATATCAATAGTTATACTGATATTGCACAAAGACAATATAATTTAATGATTGATAGAGACGTTATATCACACGAATTAGAAAGATTAAAGGCAAAACAATGAAAAGCTTTAATAGATTCTTAAACGAAGCCAATGATGGTGAACCAGAAAAGTACTATGTGATAGCTAAAAAGTATCGCAAAGTAAGTGAAACCAACCTTGGCTCTTATCCTGATAGTGATACTGCGCAGTCCAAAATTAAAAGTCTGCGTGATATGTCAGCTGATAAAGAAGACGAATATACTGAATATAAATCTGTTAAAGCTTCAACTTATGATAAGGAATAAAATATGTTTAAAGTTGTACTAAAAGAAGATATCAAATCTGACTTTGCTAGATTATTCAACTCATATAAGACTATTATTGGCAATCTAATGTCAGATAGAGATCTAGTTGGTGGTGAATTATTAAGTTTTGCTAATGATTATATATCTGTAATCCAACCAAAAGTAAGTAAAGGACAATCTATACCAGAATCCGAAGCTTATGGGTTAAAAGCAAATATCAGCCAGATACTTAAAAGACTTGAAAAATCAAATAGTCCTAAGGTTAGTCAACTTGTAAAGAATCTATCTGGAATCTACTCTGATTTATCAAAACTTATTAGTGCAAAGGCATTTATAAAAGAATCTAAGTTAGTTATAAAATAACTCTTGACAATTCTAAGAATTAGTATATAAATGAATTATTGTTGTCCAGTTGTAAAACTTGACTTCATCTACTTGAAACAAAAAAATCCTTGAAATATAAATACCTTCGTAGAAACAACGGAGGTATTTTTATTATGTATGCAATCGGTATAGATTATTCAACAACAAGTCCAGCTATTTGTATTCATCACGGTGATAGTTTTTCTTTCTCTAACTGCAAGTTCCTAGTACTCAATAATACCAAGAAGTACTACGGCTGCTATCTTAATTCAATCTATTGTAAATCAGTCTCAGAGCATCCAACCAAGATTATTCGTTATTCCAATATAGCTGATGAGATGATTAGTTTCATAAAAGAAAACATACCAAACAAAGAGCTCGTAAGAATTGCTTTAGAAGACTATGCCTTTGGAGCAATGGGTAGAGTATTCCATATAGCTGAGAACTGTGGTCTACTTAAATATAAACTATGGTCTCAATTAAATATCATACCAGATGAAATATCCCCAACACATATAAAGAAACTAGCTACTGGCAAAGGCTCCGGCAAAAAGGATCTTATCTACCAAGCCTTTCTAGAAGAAACTAAGATAGATTTAATACAAGTGCTTGATTATAAAAAGAAAGAACCAGGTAGTCCAGTGTCAGATTTAATAGATGCTTATTATATAGCTAAAACTGCGCATAATTTACAGTAAAGATTTCTATTGACTTTTTGTTTTGTTTATGTTATATAGGAAAAGTAACTTAATAGGAAAGGGAACCAAAATGTTACTAGCTAAAATAATCACAGATGAAGAATATAATAGAATACAGTCTGCTAAAGCCGAGCAATCAAAACAAAGAACCAAGGATCTAAAAGAGTTCTATATCAGTGAACTATATGCCAGAGATGGCTATGTCGTTGATAAAGATGGCAAAAAATTACAGATGAGCGAAGTTCTTCCTAATGAAACAACTAAACTATAATTTTAGTAATATCCACTATGTATCATCTACTTACGAGACTGATAAGTTAATAGGTATGAATACATTAAACGAGTTGGATTATTCTACAATGAAAGAACATACCGAAAAAGTATTGCAGGAAGATCTAAGTTTGATACCAGACTGGGAATTCCGTTCTTTGGGTAAATTGTTTATGCTTTCCGAATTTGGTGCACAATTATCACCAGAAGATATCGAATATCGTGATACAAAGATGAAAGTTCTGCTAGGTATGTACCAAAAAGTTATTTCGACCCCACCAGTCGTTAAGAAAAGGGGCAAGGAATTGATGTTATACCAGTATATCGAGGACGAGATTCTACTTGGAACCAAAAATATAGAAAATATCAAACGAAAAATCGATGAATTCACAAAAAATTCACGTGATACTGCATTAGAAAAATTAAATGTTGATATTAATGATGAGTATATTGCTGATGATATTAAAGAATTCTATACAAAAGTAATTGAGATACTTAAAGCTTCAAAGATGCTTACAAATCCACAAGAGAAGAAAGAGCTATCCGTATTTCAAAAGATTAAGAATACCTTGCATCTAAAAGAGTTTCAAGAATTAAAATCAGTGAAACTTGAAAAAGTATTTGACTCCGTGGTGCTTTATGTGTATGATACGAATAATAGGAAGCTTAGTAGATATGTAGCTAAGGAAGGAATGACACTTGAAATTCTACGTTGTGATATTCTTAATTATGATACTGAGAAGTCCTTTAGAAAAACAATTAGAGAGAACAAGGTAAACGAAGTTCTAAATGAGATGAATACAATAGCCAGGGTGCCAGCAAGGAAACTATTTGAAAGTATCAATAGTACTCCGCAAGAAGTTACTGGCAGGACTGGTAGAAACATTATATTATTTAGAACAGAAAAGGTAGATTAAGTATGTTTGAATTACAAAAACAAAGTGGTAATAGTTGGAGAAGAGTAGCTTTCTTTAAAGATATAGAAGAAGCTAAGAACTATATTACTTTAATGAAGGAAAAATATAAACATCAAGTTTATAGACTAGTGCAAATCATAGAAGAAAGGTAGTTTTATTATGGATTTCAGTGATGTAAAGACCAAGTTTAATCTAGATGACACTGTCTACTTGAAAAAAGATGATGCTGTTATAGAAGGTACTATTATAAGCATAAAAGTTGATATTGATGTTTGTAATAGCTTTATTGGTGATATGCGTGATATTACAATAATTTATACAGTAAATCTAGGAAACTATAAACTAGAAGTTAAAGAATGTGATAATATGTTATTCTCTAGTTTAGAAGAAGTTGGTAATCGTGATAAAGCTATTCGTCTAATGTATTTAGAGAATCTAAGGAGTAGTATCATTGAACTTAATAAAAAATATAATAAAGCCTTAGAAGAAAACAATGAAGAATTGGTACGACTTGAAAAAGAAATAGAAAAATTGAAAGGATAAGACTATGGAAATTGTAAAAGAAATTAAAAAACAAGTAATTTCTTATACTTGTGATGGTTGTGGCTGTCCAATTAAGGATAATAACAGAGGACAATTCAACTTTGATATGCGTCATAATACAAGACCTTATGATGATGAAAATTCTCTTGGTTTTGAAATGACTATTGCCGGAGACTACTGTAGGACCTGTATGCGGATATTTGTAGAAGCATTTCTTAAGGCAGTTAAAGACTTTCCAGAAAGATATGATAACGATCGTGATAAAAAAGAAAAAGAATTATTTGAGAAGTCAAAGTCAGATCCAGAAATACAAAAAGCAATAAAAAATGAAGATGATGAGTGGTAAAATGGATATACAAGAAAATAATATAATTAAGTTAGATAATAAAAATGTAAAACCTGGTTATATTAAGTGCATAAAACAAAATGACGACAGTTTGCTATGCAGATCTTACTATGGAGAAAGCCAAACTGATAATGCTGGTATCGCAGTAATTGCATTATTTATAGTATTTTTTATTATTACATTGGTATCATTATCACTAGCATCTAGACGGAGTAAAGAATGAAAACAAAAAGCATTGAAACCAAATATAATCTCGGGGATAAGGTATTCATTAAAACCATTGACGGTGTCAAAGAAACTATAATTTCTTATATAAATGTTGAAGAAATATCAGAACTTAATAGTGAGCCAAAGAACCGTGTTGAGATACAATATGGCACAGAAGATGGAAAGTATTTTTGGGAAGAAGATAAAAAGATATTGGTAGAGAAAAATAAGGAAAAATTAGAAAAACTAATCAAGAAACACCGTAAACAACAACTTGAGAAAGAAAAGAAACAGATACAAACCAATATAAACAATCATAAAAATGATATTGAGTATGAAAACAAAAGGCTTAAACAAATTGAAAAAGAAATAGAAAAATTGAAAGGATAAGTCTATGGAAATAAAAGGAATTACTACAAAACATAACATCGGCGATACTGTATTTTATGCTAATGGCTATGCTAATGAAATTAAGGCAGTTAGTAGCACTATCAATAGAATTACTTTTGAACGAGATATCAGTATTAACTCTGTGGGTAAAGAATATAATAATTATAGAGTATGTTATATGCTCACAAGTGGTTATTGGTTTGAAGAAGATGATGAAAGATTCTTAGTAGAGAAAAATGAAGTTGCCCTTGAAAAACTAATTAAAAAGGATGCTCTTCGTAAATTAAATAGTAAAAAAGAGCAGTTAGAAGTTAATATAGCAAATCATAAACACTCTATTGAATATGATACTATGATGCTCAAGAATATAAAAAAAGAGATAAAGGACACAAAATGCTAACAGAATCTTACATATACTTGGCAAGTCCTTACTGGAACGAAGATCCAGCAATTAGACAAAAGAATGCGACCGCCGTTGCAAAAGTTGCTAGTGTATTATTACTCAATAAGTTTCCAGTCTATTGTCCAATCGCAATGGGATGCTATATACAGAACTCATTACCAGAAGATAAGCAGAAGTTGCTTGATAATCCGGAAGTGTGGTCTGCCAATGAAGATTATATGATTAAACATTGTGATTTTGTCTTATTGGTGACTCTTGATGGTTGGGAAAAGTCTAACGGTGTAAGAAGAGAAACTGAAATTGCTAAGAAATATGGTAAGCAAGTTATTAGACAGCCATTAGATTACTTTGCAGATTCAAACACTAAGTTAGGTTTTGCAGATTTATTAAAATAATAGTTGACTTTTCTTTCTTAGTATGTTATATTCATATCATAACAACAAAGAGGGAGACTACAATGACAACAAGAACAGAAATTAAGAATAAAGAACATCTAAATCTTATATTGAACAAGATGCCAACTAAGTTCTTTAATCGTTTAAGAAAAACTAATATGGAATATGTAGTTATCAACTATAACATATACCAAGATAGTTATTGGATTACATTATCCAATAAAGTGGTTCCTGATACATTATACTTTTCAGTATATACAATTCAGGAATTTATTAAAAAAGATTTTAAGAGAGAAAGAAACTAATTCAGGCTCCCTCCTGAGTCGGGGACCGGTAGTGATACTGGTCCCTATTAAACAAAAAGGAAACCATCAATGATTTTAGTAGATTATAGTCAGATATTTCATAGCACAGCTTATGCTACAGCCAGAACACCGGAAATCACTCCAGACTTGATACCACATATAGTTTTTAATACTATCCGTAATATCAAAATGAAGTTTTCGTCCGAAGAATATGGTGAAATTGTTATTTGTTGTGATAGTAAAAAGAACTGGAGAAAGAGCGTATATGAGTATTATAAAGCCAACAGGCAAAAAAGTCGTGAAGATTCTGGTATGGATTGGAATTATTTATTTAGTGTGTCGGACAGTATCAAACTGGCTCTCAAAGAAAAGTCCCCGTACAAGGTTATAGAAGTAGAAACCGCAGAAGGTGATGATATTATTGGAACACTTTCTACTACTTTCGGTAAGCACATTATAGTTTCTAATGATAAAGACTTTGGGCAGTTGCTTGGACCTAATGTAAAACAATATGCACCGTTAACTTCAGAATTCATTAAAATTGATAATCCAAAAGCTTTTCTAATAGAACATATTATCAAAGGGGATAGCTCAGATGGTATTCCAAATATACTTAGTTCCGACAATGTATTCATTATAAAGGAACGTCAAAAGTCCATTACAGCAAAGTTTCTTGCTTCTATTGAAAGTATAGAACAATTAGAAAACTGGTGTAAAACCAATAACTTAGAAGCAAACTTTAAGAGAAATCAAAAACTTATTGATTTGTCTTGCATACCTGCGGACATTAGTTTATCTATTATGGAAGAATATGGTAAACCAGCCAAAGGCAATAGAACTACTCTAATGGAGTATTTTATGGCAAATGGTATGGTTAAACTATTGGAAGATTTACAGAACTTTTAGAAAGGAAAGTTAAAATGAGTATTAATGATGAAAGTGCTAGAATTCTTAGAAAGTTTATTGTTGATGGACAAGAACTAACTGACTATGACAGAAAGCATTTAAGAACTAACTTTGAAGATATTGAGTATTGTTTAAGTAGTGATATTAAAGCACTACAAACAGAATTACTAAACGCAGAAAATGAGATTAGTAATCTGCAAAAAGTTATAGATGAAGACGATGACTAAAACATCATTGGAAATAGCCAATAAAGTTCTAAAAGAACTTGGTAGAGACCCTATCAAGAGTTTAGATTCTGCCGGCAATGCCCAACTAAAAGGTGTAATTGATAGAGAATATACCTTACTATCTGGACGTGCTTACTGGGTAGAACTAATCAGAGAGAAGATTATTAAGCTAGAGCCAAAGTGTTATGTTTATGATATGCCAACGGATTCTCATCAGATATTAGAGTTATCAATTAATGCTAAAAAACTAATTGGACCAGTAACTGGGTATAGATACCGTGAGTTAATAGAATCCAATGCAAAACCTGGAACTCCAGTTTACTATATTATAACAAAGACCCATAGAATTAGTATAACACCAGTTCCAAATAGTAATTATGATATGTTAGTAAAGTATATTGTCAAATCAGATGTTGATTGTAATATGTTGGATACTAATCTATTATACCTTGGATCCTTATGGAGATTTAAGAAAGACCTAGGATTTGACTGGCAAGATGATTGTAAGAAATACGAGTCTTTAGTGGTAAAAGCAATTAAAGAAAATGAGAGGAAAACTATGTCGTTAAAAGATGAATTGAATAAATTAGTTACGGATCTTAAAGAAATCTCAGAACTTGAAGTTGGTGATTTAGTTAAGACAAAACTAAAAGACAAAGCAGTTGAAGATTATAATAAAAGAATTAGAGAACATAATCTTACTATTGGGAGGATATAATGAGAAGTCAAGATCTGTATTCTGTTATTGATGGTGAAGGCTTACATAGTGGTATTCATAACATTATATATTTAACCACTGGTAAAGAACAAGGTATCAATTTCTATTACCATTGTGAAGCTACACAGGAGCACGAAGAATTTAATATACGTGATTGTAAAGTAGTTAACACCATTGGTAGTTTAGATATCGCTTATAAGGATATCAGAATTAACACTATTGAACATTTACTTGGTGCTTTACACTTTCACGGTATAGATAGTATAACCATTGAGATAACTGATAAAGTTACCGAAATACCAATTCTTAATGGTTCTATTAGTGGGTATATTGAAGATGATTTGAATATACGTGATGTATTGGGACCTTCAAAATATATAATAATCTTAAAAGATGTTACCATAAATATGGATAACCAGATGGCAAAGTTAAGTGCTCATCATAGATTTATTATTGATTATACATTTATGGGTCATAGATATCACGAGACTATTGGTGATAATGCAGTTCTAAATGCTAAGACTTTCGTAAATGTTGATGATATACCAAGTCTAATAAAATCTGGTAGATGCCTTGGTGGATCTGGTTCCAATAATACCAATATAGTAGACTTTAAGAATAATAAGATTCTAAGTCCTGGTAAGTATAATGAAGATATTATACAAGAGCTTTTATATCATAAAGTTGCAGATGCACTTGGAGACTTGTATATTACTGGATACCCGATTATAGGTAAATATACAGCTAATAATTCAAACCACACAATAAATGCGATGTTAATGCAAGAACTTATGTCTGATAGTAGTAACTATAAGATTGTAGAGGAAGATTAAATGGAAGAAATTAGAGAAGAACCAAATTATCCACAAGATATTGTAAGAGAACTAAGGGAACTTAATTTTATTTTAAGAACCTTCTTGACTTTTGCATTAGAAAAGGATTATAAGGGGGAAAGTAAAGCAATGTCCGAAGAGGTCAAAGCTATCGTGAAAAAACTAAACAGAGGGAAGTAAATTATGGAAGACCAAAACTTATTAAAATCATATTTTGAACGTATAGAATCTTTATCAGAACAAGCAAAGTCTATTCGCTCAGATATCAATGATATTTTCAAAGAAGCAGAATCCAAGGGATTTGATAAAAAGGTTATGAAACAAGCACTTAAGATTCGTTCTATGAAACCAGAAGATAGAGAGAATCTAGATAGTTTATTAGATACTTACTTGAAAGAGTTGGGTATCTAATACTAACCGGCATAGATTTAATCCTTTCGGTCTATGCCGGTATTTTTATAAATACGTTGTAAGGATAAACAGAATAAGGAATAGCCGATGAGACTATTTACACTCTGGAGGATTTTTGTTTTTATAGCTATTATTACGGTGCTAAGCTATATTAAACCGGTGAACGATTACTTGATTTCACCATCATTAAAGTTAACTAGTAATTTATCTGATAAAATCATACATAGAGCAGAAGCTTCAGTAGTAATGCCGAAGTATGATAGATCTGAATTACTTTGTCTAACCGAGGCAATCTATTATGAAGCAGGAAATCAAAGTACTGCTGGTAAGATGGCAGTTGCTTCAGTTATTATGAATAGAAAGAATAATAAGAACTTTCCAAATACTATCTGTGGAGTTATTAAACAGGGGGAAACAGATGAATACGGGGAAATGGTTCTGAATAAATGCCAGTTTTCTTATAAGTGCGATGGTATTAAAGAAGATATGAAGGATCCAGAACTAATTAAACAATGTATGAAAGTAGCAGAATATATGCTCAAGACAGGATCTCAATCAAATGCTTTGTTTTATCACGCTGATTATGTAAAACCAAAATGGTCTAAAGACTATACTTTGATTAGTCAGATTGGGGACCATTTGTTTTATAAATAGAATTACAATTAGGCTTCTGACAATTCGGACGCCTTGGGGAGGTCCCAGTATTGGGACCTATCCCTAAAGAAGTAGATGCCATAGTGGGTCTACAATAACATAAACTTGCTTAATAAAGGAGTTAAAAATGCAATTAGAAGACTTATTTTTATCAACATTATGCCAAAACTATCCAGGGCAAACAGCAAAGTATCCCCCAACTAATATCGCAACTATTCAAGAAGACGGTAAAGTTGTCGGTGGATTTATTGAAATCGCAGTTGCTGGTTTTAGTAAAGAAGATATACATATCTCAAAAGAACCAATCCCCGGTACTTCCAAAACAAAATTGGTAGTCTACGGCAATGGTACAGATGGTACCCCAGATGATATCGTTTATAGTTTACGTGAATTAGCTATGCGTGATTTTGAACGAACTTTTGTATTGGATGCTTTCATAGAAGTTAAGGATATTACATTGATTGATGGTATTCTTACAATTAAAGTGGATCGTGTTTTACCAAAAGAGATGAAACCGGTTAAACTAACAATTAAATAAAACTTGACTTTCTGGTGGATATCTGTTAAAGGTATCCACTAGGTTTAATTTGAACGGAGGACTATATTATGAACGAGATTACTTACGTGGTTAACAATACCACGGAATTTGTAGAGAAGCTTATTGAACGACATCCTAATAAACGTCTTGAGATTCTAGCATATTGCTCAGTAGTTATTGGTAAGAACGATGCTTACTTTAATACTGTAGTTGATAATCTAAAGAAGTTTGACAAAGAAAAATCAGAAGTTACCAAAAAACACCAGAACTATCTAAAGATTCTATTCGGTGACTCAGAAGCTTTCAAAAATGATGACCGTAGAGATGGTCTCATCTATGTTATTATGCTAAGACCAGAACTAACTTCTGTATTACTAAGCAATACTATACAATTCCCAGACTTATTACCATTGATTGATAAATGCTGGAAGGACTTTTCTTATAATGGTATTTTCAAATCATTAGAAGTTGTAAAGAACCTAACCAATGAAACAGTTCTAACTTATGATAGATCTGCTTTTATGAATAGTAGAAACAAGAGATACCCATATCCGAAAGCTTGGTAATCGTGAATATATTCTACCTAGACACAGATCCAGTAAAGTGTGCTCAGTATCATAACAATCGGCATTGCGTGAAACTTGTGTTGGAAACCGCACAACTTCTATCCACTGCGCATAATATACTAGATGGAACAACGGATCTTTATAAAACTACACACAAGAACCATCCGTGTGCTATCTGGGTAAGACAATCAAAAGAAAACTATGACTGGACTTATAGACTATTCGTAGAGTTATGTAAAGAATACACTTACAGATATGGTAAAGAGCATCTTACCTATACTAAATTAAATGATAAATTAAAGTTGACTCCACGGAACATTAGTTGTATAGGATTTACTAGTCCAGCACAAGCTATGCCAGAGGAGTATAAGAATTCGGATCCTGTGGTGGCTTATCGGAACTATTATAAGTTTGGTAAAGCACATCTAGCAGATTGGACGAAACGGGGGAAGCCAGACTGGTTTTGTGTTTTTCCTAATGAATAAATGTGAAACTATTGTGTTTTTCCTAACGAAAGGATAAAAATGTTAGAACAAGAACTAATAGATGGAATGCTACCAGACTTTAAGAAACAATTAGATAACCACGATAACAAGTTTATAAACTATCTAATGGGTGAAGTTATGAAACTTAATAAAGGTATGGATCCAAAGAAAACTAGAGAACTCATTAAACAACAACTAGAAAATATGAAAGGATAAAACAATGGTTAAACAAACAGAAGATAACCTCGTAAAAGCATATAAGTTATTGGAAGATAAATATAAAATGCTAAATAATTCTATGACTGGTATCTGCGAACGGTATAGTGCTAGACTAAAAGAAGAAAAAGAGCAGTATGAAAATAAAAAGAATATATTATTACATAACTTAGCACAAGTATTAATTATGACAGATAATTGTATACCAGGTAATAAGCATTATGAGATTCTTCGTTCCTATGATAGAGATCCTCTTGAAGTTATTACTGGTATTAAGAAAGATGACAGATTAGACTTTGCCAAAGTTGCTTTTAGTGAATTACAAAAAGACAAAGCACACCTACAAGCTATCTTTGAAGAAAAAGAAAGAGAATATAAAAATCTTATTAGTAAATATCAAATAAGTGAGTATGGACACGGAATTATTAATAATTTATATGAAGAAGAATGCAAGGCTAATGAAAAGCTTAAAGATGCAGTATTCTTTGGATCTATAGTTGCTTCTATGATATTTGCTTCTTTATTATTAATTGTATGGAAATGGTTTTAGAGGTATAAAATGGAACTATATGAGATTATACCAAAAGAATATAGCTATACTCTACATTATAATACCCATAGACCAGATGACTTAGAAGAATACATCAAATCAACTGGAATAGACTTAGATCCAAGAGAAAAAGAATTGTGTATTAAAAACAATAGTTTATATGAACTAGGTGTCTGGGATACGGAGTGGAACAATCATTGGTTTTTCTATGCAGCTAGTATGGAAAGGTTATTGGAATTAGTAGAAAAGGAGTTACTATGAAAATACTTAGGTTTGGTGCTGACTGGTGTAGTCAATGCGTTATGATAGAAAAGATGAAGATTCTGGATGGTATTAAAGAAAAGTATCCATCTATTGAGATAGAATATATTGATATAGAGGATACCAGTAAGGCTAGTATGGTAGACCTATATAAAGTAAAAACACTGCCGACTTTAATCTTCATAAATAATGATGTTGAAATTAAACGATTAGATAACGGTGTAAATAGAAAATCTATTACAGAAGCCATAGAGGAGATACTAAATGGAAAATAAATGCTATGAAGTCTATCCAGTAAAAGTTAAGAAACTATACGAAGATAGTCAGATCCCAACTTATGGAACCAGTGGTGCTGCTGGTCTGGATCTTTATTCTCACGATGATACATTGATTTTACCTTGGGAACGAAAACTAATTGATACTGGTATAGCTATAGATCTATCAGCTGGTACAGAAAATCTATTAGCTTTTATTACACCAAGATCTGGTCTTGCTTTGAAAAATGGTATTACGGTGCTGAACTCGCCGGGATTATTGGACTCCGACTACCGTGGATCCCTCGGAATTATTCTTTTTAACAGTAGTACAGAGACTTTCAAAGTAGAAAAAGGTATGCGTATAGCACAGATGGTAATTTTATCATATAAACCAGTTAACTTTGAATTGGTAGAAGATCTTAGTTCTACAGATAGAAACGGTGGTTTTGGATCTACTGGTGTTAAATAATGTCGGTCTGGGAAGATATTGATGGTTTTAATTTTTACTCTTCTTTAAAGTTTGTTGATTATACAGTAGCAACCGAAGAAGAGCGCAAAACCAAACGAAATCACTATAAGAACTTCGTTCGTTTTAGATTTATCTTGCATCTGGTATATAATCATACACAGGAACTAATAGATGCTGGTATATCTACTGAGCAAATGAAACTAATGGCATTAACAGGTAGAAGTCCGGAATCTTGGTCTTGCCATCACAAGATCCCAATCCACGGTGGCGGCTCAAATGAGTTTCGTAATCTTATATTACTACCAAAGGAACTTCATATAGCAGTGCATAATTATATTGACACCTTCACGATTTTAGCATATAAACCAGGTGAGACTCATAATATACCAATACCGATGTTTGAAGGACAAATCTATAATGCTAAAAAAGAGAATATTAAGTATACTCCGGTAACCGGTCCTTTACCAAAAGTTGCTTAGATATCAAGGGAGAGTTGCAGAGCGGTTAAATGCAACAGACTGTAAATCTGTCGTCTTCGGACTTCGGTAGTTCGAATCTACCCTCTCCCACCAGTTTTATAAATACTTAGAAAGAGGTATTTACAATGTATAAAGTAAGAGTATTAAAAGAAGATAGTGTATCTGGTATATTACAGAAGATAGACACTACCATTAAAGGTAAAGAGTTTTCTAATAGCAAGATACTAGCTTCAGATTATTTTAGATTTATTGCCAAGTTTCTACCAAATATACAGAAAAGTATTAATAGCCTAGATCCTTCTGACGTCAGCAGCGGTAAAGTTGCATCTGACTTAAAGGTTGTTATCAACTTAACTAATAAGACTATAGACAGTATCAACAAAGATATTAGTGCTCCAGTAGATTCTAATCTTAAAGTATCTGTTTTATCAGTTCTAAAAGAATTATTAACTTTCTTAAATACACAAAGTACCAAAGTTACTAATGCAATCAATGACTATAATAAGAACGCTGTTAAGATAGATAAAGTTGAGCATACTACGGATAAGGCAACTTTAGTTGTAGCCAAAGGTAAAAGATTCTGGGTACAAACAAAATGGATAAAGAATAATACAGTTTCTCAAAAAGTATTTGACAATGCTTTACCAGTTAAATCAAAAGAAGAAGTCTCAGCAGATAATAAGAAAATGTTACCAGCTAAAATAGTCTGGGAAAATGATAAAGCTGTTGGTTATGATATAGAAGTCAGTTGGGCTTCAAGTCTACGTAAAAGAGTTAGAATCTTCTTACCGAAATCTATGTCTGGTGGTAATACCGGTGATGTCTATACCTTTCCAAAATGGTTACTTACAAAATCACTAGAGCAAAAGATGGAAGGACAACCTTCTGGCTGGTTCGTATCAGATTCACCTTGGCAGATCTTTTAAAGATATGTTTGTAGCTACCACAATTTCGTTTATCGATTTTCCGGGTCAGGTTTGCCAGGTTTTATATACAAATGGCTGCAACTTCTCGTGTCCTTTTTGCCACAATCCAGAATTAAAGCATAAACAAAACACCTCGGTAGAAGTTTATAAAGATATCCCTTCCGTATGCATAACTGGAGGCGAGCCAACTATACACGGAAGTAAACTCGTAGAAGAATGTCGTAGAATTAAGGCTCTTGGTAAACTTATCAAAGTAGACACGAACGGAACCAATCTGGAGTGTATCACGGATTTAATAGAAGGGTCCGTGGTTGATTATATTGCGATGGATGTAAAGAATCTATGGTCGGAGTATCCAGAAACAACCAGAAGTATGGATCCATCTGTTGTAAAAATGACCTTTGATTATTTGTGCTCTGTTAATACTATAACTGTAGAATTCAGAACAACCTTAGTAAAGCCATTTCTTACAGTAGAAAGAGTCAAAACCATAGCTGATATGATACCACTAGATAAGACTTATTCTGTACAAAACTTCAGACCTCTAAAAGTTCTGGATCCATCTGTCCCTATGGACAACTTTACTTCAGATGAATTAGATGAGATCCGTGACTATCTAAAATTAAAGAACCACAAGTATAATATAAGATAATCAATAACTTAACAAAATAGTTGAAAATAAGTGTTGACAAACTTATAATACTATGTTATTGTCATTTTATAGTTAAACAAAACAGAGGGAGACTACAATGAAAAAAATAACAAAAGCAACAATCAAAAGCTTTCTAAGAAAAAACCAAGGTAAAGTATACTGTCAAACACTTTCATACTTTGATGGACAAATTGATGGAACAACATATTGCAAGGAGTCTGAGTGGAAACTTACTGATAAAGCAGACGCTGCTATGATTGATATTATGAGAAACTACTTTTCACCCTATGAAGATAAAGACTACATTGGTTATAATGTTTATAACTGCTGCGGCAATTATAACATCGCAATCAGAAAGGGGAACTAATATGACACAAACATTAAGATTCCTCAACAAAGAAAAAACAGAATGCGACATCTGGTATCATCCAAACAATGCAAAAGGCAAAAAGACGGACACCGGAGTTAGATTCTGTTATACAGTTGAAATAAATCCTATTAGTATGGATGATGTTTTGGATTATTATGCAACTGATATTGATAATCTACAAAAGGATATTTCAGAGGATCCAACCTGGGGATTGACTTTACTTATTAAATTAGCACAAGGAAATAAGTATATAGTGACCGATAATAAAAACGAAACATACTTTGCTAAAACCAAGGCAGAAGCTATTGGACTATGCTCAAAGTTCTATTGTTAAAATAATGTTATTTTCAATAACATAAGAGAGGAAAAAATGATAATTTATGATAAATCTGGTAAATTATTAGCAGAATCTAATAATAAAGATTTTAGTGGTGTAGACTTAAGGGATGCTAATTTAAGTTTTGCAGATCTTAAAGGGGCAAACTTAAGGAATGCCGACTTAAGGTGGGCAGATTTAAGTAATGCCAACTTAAAGGAAGCAGACCTTCAAGAGGCAAACTTAAGTTATGCTAAGTTAGATAAAGCTAATCTTGACCAAGCTTTTCTTTCTAAAGCAAATCTAAGTTACAGTTACTTAGTGGGTGCAAATCTGAAAGATGCTTACATTTGTGAAGCAAATCTGCACCACGCTGCTGTAAGAAATGCAGATCTGACCAACGCCAGCTTAAGTAATGCTAATTTGAATTATGCAGACTTTAGTTATGCTAATTTGAGCAATACTAATTTAAGTTATGCCGACTTTAGGAATGCTGAGCTGAACAGAACCAATCTTACACAAGCAAACATAACACATACAGTAGGAAATAGCCAGGAACTTATTTCACTCCATTTAGATTGTTATGATATTGCCTTTACTAAAGATACACTGACCATAGATTCTGACCAATACCCTATTAATGATTGGTTTGCTTTTACTGATGAACAAATTATGGATATCATAGATATAAAATGGTTTAATAAGTGGAAAGAAACAATTAAAAAAATTATGAAATTAAGTCTTTATATTAAAATAGAAGGAAGAAGTTATTGGGTTTTACTCAAAAATCTATTGTTAAGAACTTATAAATAAATATAGTGTAATAAGAAGGAAACTAAAATGTCTAAACCAATAATTATTTTAATTAGAAAACCATCAAATCTTGAAGAAGTTATCACCTCTGCAAAACGTAAAGAGGGGGATATTATTCTCTCCAATCATTATGATGTTGAGTCAAAAGTTATTCTGAGCAATGCAGATTATGATAAAATGTGTAAAGATTTCTATGCTGATGTTTCTAAGCTAATACCAAAAGAAGGTGGACAAAAACTAAGCACACATAATATACAAGTAACTAAAGTACAAAGTCCTAATAGAAGGGATTTATATATTGATAGAGAAGGTTATGAATATGCTCGTTATGTTGGTATTGCCATATAATAACTAATACAATAACTTATTAAATCAGGTTGGTTCTTTAATTAGATCCAGCCTTTTTTATTGTCAAAATAATGACTTAATAAAATAATTGAAAATAAGTGTTGACAAATTAGAACAAGTATGTTATATTGATATTATAATAACAAGAGGGAGACTACAATGAAAGATGCTATACTTGAACACAAATTATTAGATATACATTTTGGTATATTTAATTGTATCAGAAATGTAAGAAGAGCTAATAGAGACTATAAATTCGTTAGTAAAGATGAAGAAATTAAAGAATATGTTAGGGAACAACACGCAGAATTTAGAAAACTGTTGCGTGACCGTATGAAACTACAATCAGAATTGGAAGGTAAATAAAATGAAAAAGACAACTAACTTACCAAAATTATATATTGCAACAATGTCCAGAAAAAGACCTGTTGACCTTGAGAGTGCACTATATGATATTAATAGTTGTGTATGGAAGCATAAAGGTGAAGACCACGGTTATAAGATATTAAGTACTATAGAAGTTACCGAGGAAAAATATAATGAAATTATAAAGGACCTTCGCGATTTTAAGACTGATAATGGTAACGAATCTGGTGTATACTTATTATTCCACAAAATCATTTGCCCTGGTAAATTACCAATATACTTAGATAATGGTGGTAGATATGGGGTAATTGTTGGTATTAATGTTGAAGACTATAATCCTAAAACAGATGAACTAAACAATGGATATGAATACCCTGATACTTCAACAAAAGAACAAAAAACTATTAGACGTCTTATCGGTTATTTAGTTTTTAAAGACAAAATTATTGCTAAATTAGAACGTTGGAATAAAGTATTATGTATATTGTTGCTTCTAACTATTTTATATAACTTACTATAAATGGAGGAATATATGTTAGAACAATGCAGAACTGCTTATATAGCATTTAAGAAGGAACCAAAGTTATCCAATAAGCTTAGATACTTTCGTTGCTTGGAACAATTAGCTAATTCTGGTATTGACTTTTCAAAAGATAGTGTTTATAAGGAGGTGTAATATGAGAGACTACTTAGATTATGATTATAAAGAAAAGCATAAGAAAGACTTTAAGTTTGTAGAAACTATTACAGAGTACACCTATATTGGGGGATGAAGAAAAAGCAGATTATTTCGCAAAAGATTATAACATCTTTAAAAGAACAACAGATAACACACTTTGGAAATTTGATACATTTTACCATAATGATGGTATTAGAGTAAAAGCAAAGAAAATAAACACTTATAAAGAGGTAGAAGAATGAAATCAGTTGGATTATTACTATACAAAACATTAAACGACTTGGCAGACACAGAAACCAGACGCAAAATGTTTATACTGAGTGCAAAGGAAAAGCTTAAAGATTCCAATACACCAGCTGATTTGCGTGAGTATTTAGAGGAGGTATTAAAGAATGAGCGAGAATAAACTTAACTCTTCGGTGTGGACTTTTAATAATTTACCAAACATAGGTCAAAGGGTGTATATAGTTTCAGATGGTGGTATTCAGAAAATGCGGTGTGAAAAAATCATCGTTGAAGTTGGTATAAGAAATAGTACTAAGTATTTTGTTAATGATATTGAAGTAAATACCGGTATGCAGCAAAGTAAAATTAGGCAATTCTTAGAGTTTGATATTGGATCCGCTGTAGAAACCTTTAAGAAACTATTTCACCAAGAAGAAATATATGAGGAATGCTAATGACCAACTATGAAAACAAAATATATAGAGAACTTGTATTAGTTCTTGCACTAATCTATGGTGTTATACAGTTTCTATTCAATTATCACTCTTTTAGATACCTTAGTTCTATATCACCTATTATACTGTCTCTTGCTTCCATTATTATCTTGACTACTTCCGTATATTATATTATACAGTTTTATAAGGAAACTAAATCTTTTTCTGTGGGAGAAGACTAATGCGCGATAGTGTTAATCAAAAACTAGATAATGCGGTAGCTAACCTTTTTTACTTTATGATTTTGGACTCTGAAATGCGTAAAATATCTGCTGAGTTTCTACTAAATCCAATATCAGATATACCACAGGTTATAGAGTTAACTAGGAAACAAGGATTGAAAGGTGAATGGATTTACAAATTAAAGATTGATTGTATTGACTTTCATCTAGAATTAGATAGGCTATCTGAAGGTGACTTAATTGACGGAAGAGTAATAACACATAAACTTGAGGAAAGGGAACTAAAATGTTAAGTAGAGAAGAACTTGAAGAAAATGCAACTTTTATAGTTGCTGCTATGGAACAGACTATGAATAATGAAATCAATAATCGGACAACAGAAGATATTGACCAGTTGAAGTTAAAAATGGCAGCTTTTGTATATTTCAAATCATTATGTGAACAAATGTGTGAAAAATTAGGAGTTAAACTATGATAGATATTTCACATCTAAAACTTGGAGATAAGGTTGTCTCTCCTGTTAGCAGAGCTGACGAATTCTTTACCATTTCAGATATTGGAAAAGAATTTATTGCTCTGGAAGATCCAGTTAGTCACGATTATAACCTTATCACTATAGAAGGCTTTTTTAATGGATTTCATATTTTATCTAATAATGATATAGAAGAAATTAAAAAACATATAGAGAAAAGTATTGGTTACTTTAAAGAAGGAATTAAAATAAATCAAGATAGATTAGAAACCGCTGAAGCTAAACTTAAATCACTAATGGAGGAATAAATGATAGTAAGTATATTAATGGGTGTTTTAATTAGTTGGTTCTTGTGCATTACGTTTTTACTTATCATTATACCCGTGATTGGAATTATTAATGAATTCATTTATTGCATAAAATCAAGGAGAGATAAATGATAGAAGGTATTCTCATATCTTGGGCGATGTTACTTGGTGGCTGTGTAATAATTACAGTTATGATTAATTTTATTAATACTTTAATTGATTATATAGGTGATTTATGGTAGATAATGATGTTATACAAGTCTTACTAACTTTCTAGAAAGGAAGCTGAAAATGTGGGCAGTATTCAAAGAAGATACGAAAATAACAAAATCCCATAAGACAATGTGGGAAGCTATTATGGAAGCTTATGAAATTGGGAAGAACAATCCGGAACTCTATGGACCAATAGCAGGTAACGGTGGTGCTTCTTTATTACCAGAGTTTCAGATAAGATCCATAAATGAAGAATAGGTGAAAATATGAATAAAAAGCTATCTAAAGCAGAAGAACTGCGGCTTCTTAAGAATAAAGTAGATATACTACTTGCCGATAATAAAGCACTACATAATGCCCTAGTCAAAATTGACAAATTATTATATAGTGGTTTCAATACTTTATCTGAAAAAGCCAATAAAATAACAAAAATAATGGAAGACTTACCAAAACCATATAAGGAAGAAGTTAACGTTCCTTGTGGTAAATGTGGCAAAGTTGATAAAGATGATTATCATCTATGGACAACTACACCAGAAGAAGAACCTCTTTGTAGTGATTGCAATACTAAAAATATCAATTTCTTATTTGAAATGCTGGGGACACTAAAATGAATAAAGATGCTGAGATAAAATACCTAAAAGACCAACTGGATTCTCGTAATAAATTGATTACAATGCTGTTTAAAGAAAAAGAAGTGCTTATCAAAACTTTACAAAGTACACATAGCACTATGGTACTTGAAGCAGAAAAGTTGGAAAACACTATATTGGACTTGGTCTGGGAATGTAAAAAATGAGAGAGCAAGCACTTAAAGATATTGAAGCTGACGAAAAAGCTATTCAAGAAGAAAAAGAATTCGTTAGAAAGCTAGAAATGCTTGTTGGCGAAAAGAAAGTCTGGATAGAAACGAGGGAAGCTTGCTTGCAAAGGATGAAGAAGATATGGATAAAGTAGATGATTTATATAGTATCTGATACCCACTTCGGACACCAGAAATCTGCAGATATTCGTGGCTTCAAAAGCACAAAAGATATGGATAACTATATTATAGACACCTGGAATTCTGTAATAACTCCGTCTGATACAGTCTACCACCTGGGGGATATTGCTTTTTCTAATGTAGATGACTATCTATCCAAACTAAACGGTAAAAAGATTCTTATTCGTGGTAATCACGATTCTATAAAGTCTTCACCACATCTAGAAGCTATCTATGATATGCTCTACTTAAGATACAATAAAAGAAAACTAGTACTTTGTCATTATCCAATGGAATGCTGGAAGAACCAGGAGTACGGATCCATACATCTACACGGTCATCTTCACGGGGATGAACATAGAGGACTTACAAAAGTTATCCACAGACGTATTGATATTAGTAATAATTATATACCATTTTCACTTGATTTTATATTGGAAAACAATGAGTTATAAAATAAGTTGAAATAATTGTTGACTTTTGTTTAAGACTGCTTTATAAACACAATTATGACCAGCACCAATGGTGCTATATGTGAAACAACTAACAAGACTCAACGGGGAAGACTATGAATATCAATACCATTAAAGAAACAATCAAATCTAAAGTACAATCCAATACAATAGAACCAGCAGACAGGAACCTAGCCATTTATGATATAGTTAGCACAGAAATAGAGCAACTATCAACCAGTGACCTTCTGGATTGCTTCCGTGAACAATCCGATTTAGGTATTATTAAAGAACAACACCTAACACCGAACTTCTTAACAGAAACAGTAGATGTAATTATATTTGACAATTTAGTAGATTTAGTGTATGATTATGCTCTAACAATTTAGAAAGGATATAAAATGAAAAAAGAATTTTATTCAGCTTGTGTAAATGCTTGGTTTGCTACAAAACTTGAGTTGGACAAGCATCTAATTAAAATATCAACTTTTATGTTGTTATTGCTTATTGGTTTTCATCCGCAGAATTATACAATAACAAAAATGTGCTTTGGTATTAGTATTCTAATAGAGTTAGCCATATTAAATGTAAATGGTAACCTTATTATGTCATTAACTAAAGAAGATACGGGTAAAACCAAAGTTATTTCTAAGATTCTTAGATGCTTGGATATTATTTCCAGAACATTATTTACTGCTGGATTATCTCTAGTAATACTAGGAAGGTAGACAATGAGTGAAATTAAATCAAATAATGCCACTGACATAGAAGAAGCTATTAAACTACAAACCAAAGAGATGAAACGTTTCGTAGACGAAAAGCCAGAAAAAGGCTATATTTACGAGGTATCAGACGAGGCAACTCATTGCCGTGCTGGTCAGTTTTATAGAGTATTTGGTGATTATTATGTACTCAGAAAAGGTGTATATCATATTAGTTATAGGACATATACAAAGAAAGAATTAGCAAAAAGTGGTTATTTCTTTACTAGACGAGAAGCTTATGCCGCAGCTATTGCAGCCAATAAAGAAGAATTAGAAAAAAGGTGTAAAAATGAAGCTATATAATGAAGACTGTAGAGATACACTAAAGAAAATAGATTATCACTATGCACTCTTTAGTCCACCTGATTTTGAAGAAATTGGTATGGAACCTAAGAAAGACCAGACAAAATATAAAGAATTTCTAAAAAGTGTTATTAGCGAACTAAAACCTATAAACGGGACAGTAACTATGCTAAACACGGATAGATTAGGTGATGGCACTGTTTACCTTAAACACGTGTGGTTTAAGGATATAATGGAAGAATGCGGTTATAAACTTATTTCACAGAAGATATGGATAAAATCCTTCAAAATTAATTTATTTAGGCTTAACTATGCTTTTATAATGACTTATGCAAAAGGTAAACCATTGGTAAAGAATAGTATCTCAGATTATAGAAAAGATTGCTTTACATTTGAAAGGAAGTCGTTTAAAGGTTATAATGACAATCAGGTAGCAGACTTATGGAAGCCATTTATTGAGACTTTTACAAATCCTGGTGAAACTGTATACGATCCATTTGCTGGTATTGGTACAGTTGGCGAGGCTACTATGGCACTTGGTAGAGATTTCATTGGATCTGAATTGGATCCGAAAACATTTGCTTTATTGGAAGAGTACTTGAAAGGAAAAGATAATGTCTAGTATACAAGAGCTAAAAGAATTATCCACAAAAGAGGAAGAAATTAACAATTCTAAGGAAGCAATCAAGAAACAAGAAATTGCTAACTTTCTAAAAGAAATTGAAGGCATCATTGAGAAACCACCGGAGAGAGCAGAAGCTTGTAATTGGTATGGTATTAAAGTAATGCTTACTTATCAGATAGAAGTAAAAGTTTTTCAAGATTACTTGGATAGACGATTAGTTATTAAAAAAGATATTGATAATGATGACCGTGTGGTATATCATATAACACTAATAAATCTGTATGGTGAAACTTGGCTTGAACTTGAAAATCTACACTTTGACGAGTTTAAGAAGATTCTAAATCACATTGTTAATAATGGCTGGACAATACCAGAAGAATAGAGGAAAATAAAATGTCATCATTAAAAGAATACATTGAGTTGACTAAAAAACGTGTGCAAGATCTTGAGAAGGCAGACGAAGAAAGGATGCTTATTAAACGAAAACTTACAGATGCTTTCGTAGACGAATTAAAAGATATTTTGGGAAAACTTACACCAGAAAATAAGTATCTAGACTGTAGTTATATTCAAGTAAAATATGATACTAAAATCTGGATTATAGACGAATTTGTACCTGGTTATCTATATATAGCAAAAGAATTAGGTAAGTCGTATGATGAAGAAGTTGAGTATTATAGTATAACTTTTTATCGTAAGTATGCAAACGAAGACTTAGTCTTTAATGTTAAAGATTTGAATTATGACAGATTTAAAGAAGTATTAGCAAGTGTAGTTGATAAAGGCTGGGAAATTGAGGAATAAAAATGTTATTTGATATTGACAAAACGATCTACGTTCCAACTTATTATGTAAATAACCAAGGTCCTTGTTATATAAGCACAAGTACTATTAATAGAACTATAACCGAATATCGTATAGTGGAATGTAGTATTAAAACAGATAGTATAACCTATACACTTGAGCCTCTGGGTTGCTTGAATAAACCATTGAAAACTATGACAGAAAGTGAACTTACGAATCTTGGTGCTTCTTATGATAAAGCAGAAGCAGAAAAAGCTATGGAAGATATGTATCCAAAACTATTAAGTGAATACACAGCATTACAAAAGAAAATCCTAAATGATGCCATAATCAGTCTAATGAAGGAGAAAACATTATGAGAACAATTAAAGATTACTTTGAGTTAGTTGCAAGTAATAAAGATAAAATAGCAAAAATGAAGGCAGAAGAAGGCAAACTTGCTGATGAGATAGCTAATGAGTTTGATAGAGATGCTAGAACTATTATTGGTAATGAAGAAGATAGTAGATTCTATACTCGTGTAGAAAATACCAGCATTTGCTTATTCTATAACAAAAAATTAAATATAATGGGTAAAAGAACCTGGGCAAGAATTAGTGTATCAAAGTGGTATAATCCAGTTGCAGATTTATATACTTATGATATTGATGTTGGCGAGTATAACTCTGAGGATTATGCTATACCAGCAAGTCGTTTAAGAAACTTAGACCACAGTGAATTCTTAAGACTTTTAAAGGAAATTGTAGAAGTTGGTATAACAGAAGATGTAATGGGTGATGAAGATGAATAATATGTATAACGATGAAGTAAAAATGTTTATTCAAGTGTTATACTTTGTATTTGGGCTTCCTATTGGGGTCTTTATATTGACGTGTTTATGCTTAGGGCTTTTTAGATTATATGACTTAATTTGGCATATCATACCACTAATATAGAAAGAGTAATAATATGTGGCTATTAGAAGAAGAATTCCAAAGAGACCTACACAAAATTGAAAAAGACAATAATGTCTATGTGTCTAGTGATATCTTAGTGCATACAATAATAGCAGGCTTTGAGGATTACTTGAAGACTTTCACCATACCAACGGATAGACTTGGTGTGCCTTTATGCTTATATGGTTATAGTGGGATTATCGCTGATGGTTGTTTCTTCACAAAAACTATTGATAATCTAACAGAAGAAGATATTAAGAATATAGAAAGTAAAGTTATTCTACCTGATTATAACAAGAATACTAATGTTTTGCTTATAACACTGAAAGGAACTAAAAATGACTAATAAAGACAGAAGACTAATAGACGAATTTAATGGATTGATTGAAGCTATGGGATTCTTCCAATTTAATCGTGAGGAAGAAAAGATGATTTTGGATAATCTTGTAAAGATCTATGCAGCTGCGTTAGAAGATTAAAATTGGCGGACACTGCAAGATTTGAACTTGCGAGACCATCGCTGGTCTAATAGTTTTCAAGACTATCTGTTTCAACCACTCACACAAGTGCCCGTGGGTATTTATACAAGGTTATAAGTCCATCTAATTTTACCACAATCCCAAACACGTAAATAACCAAGTTCTAATGCTTTTTGATGCTCAGTCTCACCAGGTTTACAACCTAGAGCTTTTCTAGTCATTGATTGCTTAGGAAATCTTAATTGCTTAGTTCCTTCTACAAAGTATGAATAATCACGCTTATATTCTACTTCTTTAATAAAACCAAGTTTTTCATAAACATTACCCGTAGACCATCTATTATCTGACCAGCTGATTATCTTTTTATACTTAGAACCATATTCTTTTACGAAAGCTTGCAATAATCTAGAAGCACCACCAATAACAGTAATACCGTGTACAAATGCTAATCTATTCAATACGATAATAGACTTATCATTGTTTCTATGATGTAAACCAAAAGATATAACACCAATTAGTTGTCCATTGTATTCTAAACCATAAGCATAAAGGATACTATTTGCTTCACCTTGTATATGATTATCTTCAAAGAACTTATTAGCTTGATACTTTTCAAGTTGTTTTATTGCACACTTTCTAGCATATACAACTTCTGAAGTACCGACAATAGAAAATAAAAAGTTCTTTACTTGATTTTGTTTAAGTAACCACTCGTCTTCAAAGATGGTAATTAGTCTATAACCTTTTTCTTGACACTTTTTATACTTTTCCCAATGATAAACATCATTACATCTAGTCAATTCGTGATGCCAGTATAAACCACAGTATTCTACAGCTATTTTTTTGTCGTGGTCAACCATATCTAGTTCTTTATTACCAAGTATAGAATAATCACTTTTTACAAAATTACCACCAATACTATTAAGATAATTACGAACTTTGTCTTCTGTATATTCTTTGTTTGGATCTCGTTGAATAAATGTAGTACCAAATCTATCTAAACGTGTCTGTAATGAACGCTTTACTAATTCTGGGTCTGCCTGTGGATAATAACCATTAACTTCTTTGAAGTCATCAGCGTATTTTTTCATAGCCTTACCAATAACTTCTTTATGTGCTCTTAATTGTATATCATTTTTTACCAACCACTTCTTTACTGTAGAAGGTGTCGTTTTATAAGTTCTGGCTATATCTGATTGAGATTGTAATTTATTGTGATACAAATCATATAATACATCTTTAGAAGGCACCTCTCTGTAATTATATGCGTGTCTATACACTTGTCCGGGGAAGCCGTAGTACTTACACCTGTCCTCCACTAACCATACACTGAGACCCGTTTCTTTTGCAATCTGTGAGTATGATTTGGCATCTACTACACGCATCTGATATAAGGCATCTTTTGATATCTTGATTTCGGTCTTATCAATTCCATCAGAATCTGTGAATAATCCCTCTGGCCTCATTAGAACCTTTCCGTCAATAAGGATTTTTGTGATAGTCTTGCGTGGTATTCCATATATCTTATTGAGTTGAGATATGGTCTTGCCGGACTTGTATTCTGCTATTATGTTATCTATGTTTTCCATAGTACTATATATAACACATTTAAGACATAAAGTCAAGACAAAAAAAGGATCCGATATTTTCATACCGGATCCCCAGAGTTTTATTAAACTTTTACTTAGAAGATACTAAGCTAAGTTTAATACACGGAATTTTCTGTAGTAGTGATTTCCGTGTGTAACCAAGTTAGAGTAAGGGTTAGCAACGATTCCGTAACGTGTCTTATAACCCACTACAGGCTGTAATGTTTTAGGGTCTACAGCTCTTAATGCTTCCAATGGAACGTAAGGGCAATAGAATAAACCAGCATCATAAACGTTTGAACCTTTATAACCAACAATAACTTCATTGTAAGTTAAATATGGGTCAATGAATACTTTGTAGTAACCATTGAGCATACCAACGAAAGTGTTACCAGTATCATCTACTGTTAAGTTGCTTTCTAAAGCTGGAGCATAAACCAATTTACCTGTGAGATTTAAAGCACTTGCTACATCAGATGAGCAGATGATAGTGTTACCACGACCTCTACGAGTATCTTTAGCAATGCTGTTAGCTACACGGTCAATGTAGAATAGCAATGATTTGTATTTTTCAGCTGACCAACGACCATCACTGTTTACGTCAAGGTCAAAAGAACCAGCAGCACTTAATACAGGGTCACCAGCACTATCTTTTACAACAGAACCGTTTGAGTATTGAACTGTAGCAACTGATAATTTAGCAATTCTACGGATCGTTTCAATAACTTCACGATTGATTTCAGCAAGAATTTCTGTGCTTAAGATTGTTGACAATTCAGATTCTGCATCCAAACCGTGAACTGATTTAAGATCTTGCATTAATTCAATGGTGTAGTTAGCTTTCAAACCACGAGAACCAGCAGATACTGATGTTTTCTCAATAGTGAAGCCCATTTCGCCCCATTCTTTATCCCCAGAAGTACCACGACCTAATGTTTCAGCAACATCAGTGTACATTGAAGTACCTTCTTGATAGTTAGGATAACCAGGGTTATGTGTACCAGTACCAGAATATGAAGCGTCAATGTTTGACATAAAAGCTTCGTTTGGTGCTACACCGTTTGTCTGCCAAGTAGTTGTTTGAGAACCACCAGCATTGAAACCAGGACGAGCATCACCAGGAGTACCTAATGGACCGCTAGCAGGTGAACTTGATAAGATTGCGCGCATTGCGAAAATCAATCCAGTTGGACCTGTCATTGGTTGAACAGAACAAACATCGTAAGCAATCAAGTTAGGCATTGCACGACGAACTAATTTAATCAACACTGGATCTACGATATCAACTTGTGCAGTACCAGTAGCTTCGGTAATCACAGAAGAACCATTTTTTTGGCCTTTAACTGTGTTTTCAATGAGCTGAGCAACAACATTTTGACGATGGCTATCTTTAATACCAGCCATATTCAATTCTTTTACTGCTCCCCATTTTTTTGATAATTCAGACATATTGTCTCCTTTTTATTATTAACTATTTACTAAAAGCTTTCTTAACCAATTCAACATCAGAATCTACTGACTCTTTAATAACAGCTTTTGATTCTACGATAGTTGGTTTTGAATTCTTATTAATATAACCTTCTTTCAATGCTTTTACTTTAGCAGCAAATTGCTTTGCGTCTTTGTAAGATACATTTTCTGAAAGTTGTTTTAATTTCTCAGCTTGAGTTGCGCTTAAGCCTTCAGATAATGACTTAACAACCAATAGCTTTTTAGCATTGATATGTGCTTCTGATAACTTAACCAACTTTGCGTGATTTTCATTTAATCTCTTTGCTAAGTTTGCATTTCTTTCTGACAACTGTCTTAAAAGATTCGTTTTGTTAGCTGGTACAGTGATATAATGATTTTCAAGCAATGTTTTCAAACCACGAACCAAAGACTCGCTGAGCTGATTACGAACACCTTGCTCTAAAGCAATGCGATTCTTGTTAGCCCATTCTTTAGCTGTATAACTTAAGTACTTATCAACATTTTCAGTTAATTTTGACTTTTGTTTCTTTACAGCTTCTTTAAGAACTGCGTTTACTTGTGGTTCTAAATTCTTTACTTGTTTACGAACTTGGTCACGAACTGCATTCTCAAAGATTGCTAATGCTTGTTTCTTGAAACCTTCGGTAAGTTTTTGACCTTTGAATAAAGCATCAAAATGCTCTTTAATTTCAGCATCTTCTTGCTTTTCAGCTTCTAGGTCTTTTTCTTCCTCTTCATCAAATACGATTTTAATACCGTCTTCTTCTGACTCATCTTCCTCAGATTTGATTTCTGCATCTAATTCGTCTTCGTTTTCTTCGGTCTTAAGTTCGTCTTTGTTTTCTTCTTCATCAGCTTCTTTGATGGTGTCTTCGTCATCTTTTGAACTGATTTCGTCTTCTTCAGTGATTTCTTTGTCGTCAAGATCTGCTAAAACATCTTCTTCAGATTCTTTTACATCACCGAAATCAAGAACAACGTCGTCTTCTTCAGATAATTCTTTATCTAAATCTTCTTCGTTTTCTTCGGTCTTAAGTTCGTCTTCTTTTACTTCAGAATCTTCTTCTTCCTTAAGCTCATCAGCTTTTGGCTCTTCAGATTCGTCTTCTTCAGTAGCAAGGAGATTTTCATCTTCCTCGTTTTCTTCAGAAGCAAGGACTTCATCGTCTTTCTTTACGATTTCGTCTTCTTCTTTGAATAACTTTCTTGCCATTTTAATTCCTCAATTTTATTAACCAATACATATATTTATATAATAAAGAAAATCACCTTTTAGTTTCTTGCGAAACCTTCCATTAAGCTTCTGAAAAGTTTTACACTTTCCTCTTCAAGTTGCTTACTGGATATTGTTTTAATATGCTTTTTTGCTTCATCCATTTTCTGGCAAGCTTTTTCTTTGTAGATACCCTTTATAGCATCGTATACCCACTCTCTACCTTCCATCAATCCTTCAACCAAAGCACTTGGAGCTGATGGATCTGATACGATATCTACAGTAACTAGATGAAAGTCATCTTGCACTTCTGCGGCACCATTGTTTAACATTTTAATGGAACCTAAACCTCTTGAAGACACACCTAATTGAATACCTTCTTTAATAAGAGCCTTTACTAACTGACCGTTGGCAGTATCTAATATCTTTGCACGACCTACGATATCATCACCACTAAACTCTAATGCTTCAATTAAATGAGAAGCACGGTCTAATTGGATATTTGGTGAGTCACTATGCTCTAATTCACCTAATGCTCTACGTGTTGCAATCATATCTTTAGAAAAACGAGCTACCTCATTTTCCATAATCTCTTTTGGATAGATACGACCATTTTGGTTCTTTATGTTTGATTGCATAAAAATACCTTCAATAAAGAACTTCTTCTCGCCGTTCTCTTCTCTATTAAGTGTATTTACGTTTTGCTTAAACTCTTTAAGAAGCTTCATTTGTAATATCCTTTAGAAGATTATCCGATACTTGCATTCTTATATTATCAATCTCAGATAATGCTCTATTTGCTAATTCTTTAGTAACTAAACTATTGTCGGGATTTTGTCCCTTAAATACTTGTTTCATAATAGTATTTATATTATCCATAATCTCACCTATTTTTGAAATGGTTTCTTTGTAGGAATATCAAACGTGCCAAAGTCTTTCATTAAACTTTCTGCAGCTTGAGAACGTATAGAATTAATAGTATCTATACTTTTCTGTGCCATAACTTTGTTTACGTTATCTTCTAACGATACTAGATTCTCATTAGCACAATAACTAACAATTTTACTTAGATCCATTTATCTCTCCTATAATCTTTTCTATTTCATCCGTTTGGTCTTCTGTATTACCTAAATCTTCTGCCGCAGTAGGACTTGCAAGATCTTCCTCAGCGTCATTGGTATCTTGTATTAAAAGATCGTCCTTAGCATTCAATTTTAGAATCTGTGTCTTTACATATTCCTCGGTGAAGTATTTACCAATATATGGCTGAACGTGCTCTAATAAGGCAATACGATTGGTTAGAATTTCAGCATCCTTTAGTTCTTCAAAATATGAATTGGTATTGAACTTAATTACCATTGTATTCTGTAAATCTTCCCAGTCTTCTGGATCTATAACACCAGTAATCAATAGTTGGGTTCTTAGTAAATCGTGAAAGATCTTAGCAAAACGACTTTGTAAACGATCTATCATCTTACCAAACTTGATTTCGTCACGGGTTATCTCAGATGCTTTACCAAGACTAAATCCATTTTCTGGATTGATTCTGCTCAATGGAACGTTTAATGCGCGATACATATTCTTTTGGAAGTAGATCACATCATCTAAATTTCCAAGATTCTGCCCACCAGTTAGCTGAGCAACCTCCGTAGAATTCTTACCGTTTCTGCGACTTAACCAGATATCCTCTTGCATACTCATAACTTGTGGTTGCTCTTTGGTCTGCCCGGTTGAAGCATCGTAAAGCATCTTATTGCGATACTTATGGATTAAGCTTTGAATATATTGCTCTGCTTTAAGTTTTGGTAGATTCTCAACATCAATGTAAAATACACGACGTTCTGGTGCCCTTGTAATACGATAGATAACCAGTGAGTCTTCCATCATTCTCATTTGGTTAATAGGTTTAATCGCTTTATGTAAATAACTAATAGGAAACTTTTTAATTTCTGTTGAAGTGCCAGGAGTACTAATCTGCACGTTCTTAACTTCAAAGTATGAATATAAACCAGAAGTTGCATAAGCTACACTTTCTATTGGTAGCATAATACCTTGCGCTTGTGAAGCTAAAGCATTGGTTGCATAAACAAAATGCTCATTGATAGTTTCAAAAACAGTCATACCGTCTTGCTGACGTTCTGTCTGATAGGTAGCAACTTTACGAATATCGTATGGTGATATTGGTCTGACTTCAACAATACCATCTTTTAAGTTTTCTTTATTCGTGATAATCTGAAAGTAAATACGGCCATCTACGTAAAACTGTCTAAAGTAATCATATCCATCAACGTTGAACTTCATAAGCTTTAGAATATGGTCAAAAGCTTCGTGGATCTTCTGTTTTACTTCTTCTGAATACTTTTCTTTATCTAGGTAATCTAATATAAGATGTATTGGGTAAACATCTTCGTCTTTTACAATAGCTTCGCAAACAATATCATCTATAGCATTGTCTACTTCTGGATGCGAAGTTAACTCACGATAAGTTCTAATTAACTGGGATTCTGAGTCATTTTGAGGATTGAAAGTTAGTGTATAACCAATAAAGCCAGCAGCCATATTGCTATTATCAATAACATAAGAAGCATCCGTTGTTGGAGCAACTACAGATGGGTACTTCTTATCATCTATAAATCTTTCACCATTTTTATTGAATAACTTAAAACCTTGCCAACTTGCCACGATTTCTCTCCATTAAAGAATTTGTATTATCATAATGTTATTTATAAGAGGAGGATCCGAAGATCCTCCATTAGTTCTAAGCCTCTACGTAATAGTATTCTTGGTCTATATTACCAGTTTTTTCAATTTCTTTATTCTTCTGGTCTACAAACTTTTGAGCATCTGCTTTATTAGGAAAGGTTTTGACTACTGTTTCTTTACCATCTTCATTGTGATAAAATACAGCAGCTACAGTTCCTTCGTTAAGTTTAGATTCCAGAAACTTATTGCTTGGCAATAACTTCTTTAATTGATTAAATACTTCTTTATTACCACTGATAAACTCAATAGATCTTATGGCAAAGTGGTCTTTAAACTTATTGACTGTTGCTTCAACTGGTTTTTGCATATATATTTTAAGAAAACCAGCATCTGCAGTTTTATCAACACCAGACGTTGAATAGTATTTACGTAAAAAATTCTTTACAGCTTCTTTATCTTCAGTAAAGTTAAGTCTAATAAGTGCAAATTCTTCTAAACCTTCTTTCAGATTCTTACCTAATAACTGTAATAATCCACCAACTGCGATGTAGCAATCAGACTTAATCTTAGCAACTGCTTTCTTAGCATCTGCAGATTCTGGTCTATCTTGAAACATACCAAGGAATCTTTGGATATCAGTAATATGTTTCATTACTTCCATAACAGATTCTTTTAGTTGCTCATTGGTCATTGTTTTATATTTTACTTTAATGGTAGTCATAAAATCCATAACTTCATCAAAGTGTCTCATCATCGCGAATACTTCGGATATTGTATTATATTTAGCAAGAACCGAAGCAGACTTATCTAAAACTGGTTCTGCTTGGTGTGCAATCTTATCCCAAGAATCGGCATTCTTCTCTATATAATCTTTGGTGCTTT